TTGTCGTCGCCCTTGTCGGCGCGCCGATGTTGCTCCGGATCACGAAGGACGATGTGGCAAAGGCCGAGGCGCCCACCGACAGCGACCAGGCGATGCTGGCCGCGCTCGATGCGCTCATGAACGACAGGCACATCTACACCGACAGCAACCTGACGCTAGCGCGGCTGGCGCGGCGCCTGTCTGTGCCTGTCCGGGACGTGTCGAGCGCGATCAACAGGGCGACGGGCGAGAACTTTTCCCGCTACATCAACGGCTTTCGCATTCGCCACGCCCAGGCCGCGCTCCGCGCGACCGATCTGCCCATCACCGAGGTGATGTTCGACGCGGGCTTTGTCAGCAAGTCGAGCTTCAACACCGAATTCCGCCGGATCGTCGGGCAGACCCCGTCGCAGTTTCGCGCGGGAAAGGCAGACGCCTGACGGCGTCTGCCTCGCTGGTGCGGCGCGCTACAGCTCCGAGCACGCCGTATGGGTTGCCGTCGCGCCAAAGACGTCGGCCACGACGGACCCGCCCGGATTGAGAACGAAGCCATGGCTCTCGCTCAACCCGCTCTGGATGATAATGTCCGCGTCGTCGTCATCCTGCCGGCTGCTGACGCGATACATGTCGCTCACCACGTCATCGCCATCCGCCAGGGCGTCGGCGACACGCGCGCTCCGCAGGATCAGCCGAATTGGGCTTGTCCCGCTGATCGAGATGTCATCGCCGCCGAAATCGCCGGCGACGAGGCGGATGGGAAGCGTCAGGCAATCGTGGCTTTCGTCGCTTCTCAGGATGACGGTGCCCCGTCCGGTGACGCCCCTCAGCTTGAGCAGCGCCGCTACGCGCGGGGCATCGATCTGGGCAACGCCGAAGGCGCCGGCGGGTATCTGCTGTCCGGTCTCGGTCTGGACGGCAGCGCTCGTTGACCAGCTGGCCGGTTGACCTGCGTCCTGGGCGCTGGCACCGAATGATGTGAAGGGCAACGCGATCTGGGCGGTCAGAAGAAAGAGAAAGTTCAGGCGGGTCGACATGGCTGGATGTCCCTTTGTGTGCTGGTTGGTTGAGTTGCAGCACGGGGCGGCAACAGCCCGCACATGGCAGGCGGCGGCGCGCAGATAGCCCGGATACGTGATCCAGAACGTTCGGAATCGCCATTTCGAACGTCGTCCGTGCAATCGGCGACGACAGGTTTGTCCGCGCAGCGGTCCATGTCTTGGTGCCAATGCTGCGCTGTGCACGAACGGCAGCAATGCGAATCTGCGCCGCGGGCAGAGAGACCGGCTGGGTGACCGCAGCGGGCCGGAACTTCCGGCTTTGCGGCATTCAGCTCTCGCTCATCCTCCGTCCGTTATCCTGGGGAACAGGAACGCCAATGCGATGCGTCGCCGCCAAGACCGGGTGAGCGCTTCCTCGATCACGCCGAGCCGCTCATAGGCATGGATGAAGTGATCCGGGCCAGTCATGATCCCGACATGCTTGGCGATGGCGCAAGGCCTCATGCGGAGGAGAACCAGCGCCCCCGGACAGACTTCCGAGACGGAAATCTCCGGCATCATGCGCCGCGCGCCCTCGGCAAGAACCTCGCGCGGTCCGGTCTCGCCCCAGTCGTGGCTATAAGGCGGGATCGGGAACGGCTCGGGGCCGACGATCTCTCGCCAGACGCCCCGCGCCAGCCCAAGACAATCGCAGCCGACGCCCTTCAGACTGGCCTGGTCGTGGTACGGCGTGCCAAGCCAACCGCGGGCTGCGGCGATGACGCGCTCGGGATCAGCGGGTTTCACAGCACCGCTCCTTCGTGCCCGCCATCCCTGGTGGCGTAGCGCAGAACCGCATCCTGACCGGGGATGTGCGGGAAGCCCCGGAAGTTGACGGTATTGGAGAACTTTGCCCCGCAGGTCTCCATCCGCTTGTCGCAGCCCGCGCGGATGGCAAAGGCGTCGCTCTCGGCGATTGCGCGCACCGGCGCTTCCAGCAGCGTCAGCACCGCGATGCCGTCCGTGACGTCATGGCCCAGCACCTCGCTGCGCCGCCCGGCATTCGCGCCGCTCGTCCATTCCAGCGTGCCGAAGGTGAACCAGCCGGAGGTGAAAGCGCCGAGGCCCGAGGCGGTGAACGCGCGATCGCGCAGGAGGTCGGCGACGGCGCCCGTGCCCTTGAAAGCCGGGTTCTCCAGATCGACCCCGCAGCGCGCGTCCCCAAGCGCGGCGTCACAGGTCGCCTGGAACGTTCGCCCCACGGTCTGGCCCAAGACATGGGCGAGCGAGCGCACCTCCGCGACGAACGCCAGCCGCCCGCGACGGATCTGGCCGATCGCGCCTCGGCGCATCAGCACGCGCTGTGCCGTGTCGGCCCAGTTCACCCGCCAGACCTCGACCTCGGCGTTGTCCCAGCGGCCGTCGAGGATGTCGGTTTCGGTGATCCGGTCGGAGGTCAGCACGCCCTCGGCGTCCTGCGCATCGACCGACAGGTCCGAGCCCGAACGTACCTCGGATGCGGTCAGCCCGCTCTCGGACTCGAAATCCGTCCCGTCGAAGCTCAGCGTCCGGTCGTGATCGGTGAAGCCGTAGGTTACACCATCCGCGCGGATGATCCGCCAGCACCAGGCGAGCGTCGTTGTCCCATCGTCAAGATGGACCTGCAGCGCGGGCGGGAGGGATTTCAACGGCCCGTCGGCGAGAAGCCGCGTTCGATCCTGTCCCGCAGACCGATGAGGCCCAGCCCCAGCGTGATCAGCGTTATGGGCGCGGCGTCTCCCGCCCCGGAGAGTTCGGCGACGAGACGCGACAGGGCGGCAAGCTCGCCGTGATCGGGCAGCACCAGCGAGGCCGAGCCGGTCAGCAGGGCGGCAAGCCCCGCCCACCAGGTCAGTGAGGATGGTCGAACATAGCGCATGGTTCAGATCCTTCTGAGGATACGGGGGAGCAATGCCCTGAGGCGCGCGAGCCAGCCTGTCGGTGTCTCGGGCTCATGGGGTGCGGGCGCGTCGTCCGGGCGCAGCAGCGCGAGGGCTTCGACCTCCGTGAGCCGCCGGATCGGGCGGGAGAACTCCACCCGCCCGCGGCTATCGACGCTCCAGACCGGGATCGTTCCCGCCGGATAGCGGCCGTGCCGGAAGAGATCGCGCTCGTCCTCGCGGCGCGGAACGATCGCCGCCGGTCGCCGCCAGTTCAGGAAGGCCTCCGCCGCGGCGTCCCGATCGCCGGCGTTCAGGTGGCGGGTCAGCGCGGCCCGAGCTATGCCGCCGGTGTTGTAGTGGAAGCTGACCAGCGCATCGAACTCGTGGCGCGCGAGCGGCGCGGTCACGGCGTGCAGCGCCTCCGCCTCGCAGCGCGCGAGATCGGTGCGGAAGACCCGGAACGCCTCGCGGATCCCCGCGTCCAGGTTGCCGGGCATGCCGCGGGGCAGTTTGGCCGGATCGGGTTCCCCCGCCGCGGCCGTGTGGCCGATGCCGAATGTCCAGACCTGTCTCGCGTCGAGATACGGGCCCGGCACGATTCCCTCGTGCCGGACGAGGGCCAGAAGCCCCCGGTCGGTGATGTTCATGGGATTACCTGAGAAGCGAGAGGATCAGAATCAGAGCCGCCACGGCGAGACCGACGCGAACGCGGTGGACGAAGGCCTGACCGGCATCGGCAGGCTCGCAGCGGATGGAGCGCGCGAGGCGGAAGAGCTCATGCATCGCCGTCGCCCGCCTTCCCGTTGCGCAGCCGGGCAAGGACGAGTTCGATGAAGGCGGGGCCGAAGATGCCGACGAGATAGGCGGCGGAACCTGCGGCTCCTCCCGCCGGGATCGCTTCGGGCGGCAGGTCGAGCCAGCTCGTCACCAGCGCCATCGAGACGCTGCCCATCCCGGCCGCGATCAGACCGCCGAGCAGGATGTGGCGGATCGCATCGCGCAGGCGCATCTTGGTGGTCAGCGCGTTGGTCGCGCCGCCCAGCGCGCCCCATGCCGCGAGAATGACGGCGGTCGAGGCCGCGAGTTCCCGAAGGACCGCGGCGATGAAACCGGTCTCGTCGTTCATCGCCGGATCTCCAGAAGCGGGATAGAGGTGATCGAGCCGAGCCGCTCGATATCGAGCGTCACGTCCAGTGCGTCGCTGTCGAAGCGGACGGGCACGTCGAACTCGAAGCCCGCGGTGATGGCGACCCCGGAGCCCGGCGCGGTACTAAAGTTCACCACTCCGATCGTGGAGTCGACCGACCAGCCGGAGGGTTGCTCGACGCCGCCGAACGCGATGCGAACGCTGCCGGCCACCGGCTTGGCGATGGTCCGTGTCCAGAATTGCA